AAAGTTATCCACAACACGCCCGGCGAAGGGGGTTCCGACCACAGGGGCCGAAAATCATGGGACGAACGGGCGAAATCTGGCAGTCTCGGTGATAGCCCCGGCAATGCGGCCGGGCGACACCATGTATATAGGAGGAAGAATATGGCCACAAGACCATGGCGCTACCTTTCCATGTTGGCGGCGATCGTCATCGCGTTCGTGATGATGATGGCAAGCTCGGCGAGCGCGTTCGCGGCGACGTTGAATGAGCCGCCGCCCGGCACGAATCTGTGGTATCGCGTCGACGGCAGGAATCTGTTAATCGGCGCAATCAAACAGTTGCCTGATGGCAGGCTCGCCTACTGCATGAAGGCGGGCGCGGATTCCAGCAGCGACTATTCGGCTGAACGGCCGGTGGGGGATAACGAGAACATACGTCGCATCGCTTGGCTTGCGAACCGCTATCAGAACAGTCGTGATGCGAAAACGCATGCCGCCATCGGCGTGCTGGTGCATAGATATATGGAACTCGACGTGCAGGCGTGGGCTCGCCATTGGGCGGTTATTTCCGCGCAATACCCGGATTTGGGGGCGATTGCGGATCGTTTGTGGAGCGAGGCCGGTGTGAACCTGCCGGTCGGCTTGCAGGTTTCCAGCCAGATGGTGGAGGGCAAGCGTTCCGGCTGGCTAGATGTGCTGGTGAGAAGCAATGGCAAGGCGCTCGCGGGTGTTCCCTATACCGTCAGTCTGAGCGGTCCGGCCCGGTTCGATGATGGCGGACAAACGGTGAGCGGTGTTTCGGGGAATGCCGCGATTCGTCACGCATGGCATGCCACCGGTACCGGTGAGGTGAAGGTGGATACGCGTTATGAGGTACCGAGCGTATTGCAGTTGGTGAGTAATCAGGATTACGCATGCTATGGCAGCCAAAGCGAAGTGTCGGGCGACGGCATCACATTCAAGGTGCGTAAGGATTTCACGCCCGGTGTGACCACGGTCGCTTCGAGGAAGATCGTGGATGCCGGTGAGACGGTGAGCGATGAGGTCACATCCACCGTGACCGGTGCCGATAGTCATTGGCCCGAAGGCTTGGAATTGCAGGCCAAAGGATACTATTTCGATGCGATTCGCGCCGATGAGCTGGGCGATCCGCTGAAGCCGGGCGATGGGGAGGGCGTCGAGGCGTTCCTCGAACGTATCGCGAAGCGTGGGCACGAGCCTGCGGCGTATGGTTCCGCAGCGTTCACCGGGCCGGGGCAGAGGAAAACCGTCACCGCCGTGACGCAGCCGGGCGACGATGAGCAGTACCGTACGCCGTCGCGTGGCGGTATCGGCACGTGGGTGTGGGCGTTCGACGCTTCCGAGCAAGCGGGGAAGGCGGGCGAATATGTCACGAAGGATGCTGTGAGCATGTTCCTTGAAGCCGAGGAGACGAACGTGAACCGTGCCAAAGTGGAAGTGGAGTCGACGATCACCGAGCACAGCCCGTCATTGGGCGCGCAGCTCAGCGACACCATCACCGTGACCGGATTCCCCGAGGATCATGGCGAGTTCAAGGGAGATGAGGAGTTCGGCATCGGCGCCGACGAGGAGTATGCGAAGGTGAGCGTGTGGTGGTCCGGCGACAGGGATGATCCGGGCAGCGATGACGAATACCGTCCGTCCGGTGCGGAAGTGCCGCAGGAGGATGAACATCACAAGCTGATCGGCACGTGGGACGTGCCGGCCAGGAACGGGCGCATCCGGGTGGGTGCCGGTGCGTTGGACGCGCACGGTGATCCGGTGAACATCGTCGCCGAGGAGCACGGCTGGTATGCGTTCGTATGGACGTTCCCCGGCGATGATCGAGTCATGCCCGCCGCCAGCGCCTACGATGACCAGTGGGAGCAGGCGAGGGTGATCGAGGAACCCGAAGAAGAGGAGCCGGAGGAACCGGAGGAGCCGGTCGATGAGGAGGTCGAGCAACCCGGTGAGCCGGAGAAACCGCTTGCCTCGACGGGCAGTGATGTGGTCTTCGCCGTCGTCATGGCGCTGATGGCGCTCGCCTCGGGCATCCTGATCCTGGTCATGGCCCACCGGCGTGAATCACTGTAACGGGATCACGGTGATGACAACAGGGAAGATAAATAGGTAACGGCAATCACCGCCAAACATCCCACGGCGGCGTGAGAGTACGACAAAGGCCGGGAACCTTGCGATTCCCGGCCTTCCATTGGTAGCGGGGCATGGATTTGAACCTTGGACCTCTGGGGATACCAGAGGTCCAAGGTTCAAATCCATGGGACTGCTGAGCTTATCCGAGCTCATTTTAACCGCTTAACGCCAGGGGTGCATGATGGGGTGCATGATGGATCATGAGAAACAAGATCAGCGCACCGGTCCCATGGCGCAGAAGCATCGAAGGGTGGACTGACACCCTCAAGGCGGCCGGCCTGTCAGCACAGACAATCAAAAGCCGTCGATACAAGATGGTGCATCTCGCGGCGCTGCTCATGCCATCAGGTCCCGAAGACGTGACCACGGAGCAGATTGTGCAGGTGTTCGCGCGGCAGCAATGGAAACCCGAAACGCGTAAAGCGTACAGGAACACCATATCGTCGTTTTTCCGATGGCTGCATAAAAGCGGCAGACGGTCGGATGATCCGAGTCTGGACGTGCCAAGGGTGAAGAAGCCGCACGCGCATCCCAGACCATGCCCGGACCGTTACATCGCTGCGGCGATGGAGATGGCCACGACGTCGGAAAGACTCATGATCCGGCTCGGTGCGGAGTGCGGACTGCGGCGTGGCGAGATTGCGCGGGTCCACAGCGATGACGTGGTGGCCGACAACGCCGGCCGGTCATTGATCGTGCGCGGCAAAGGCGACAAGCAGCGCATAGTGCCGTTGCCGGATGATCTGGCCGGCATCATCATGGACGCGCGGGGCTACCTGTTCCCTGGCCGGTTCGGCGGCCATGTGGAGGAGTCCTACATCGGTGACCATATCAGCCGCCTGCTGCCGGACGGGTACGCCGCGCACACGTTGCGCCACCGGTTCGCCACCACGGCCTACGCCGCCACACACGACCTGTTTGTGGTCGCGGAACTGCTCGGTCATGAATCGGTTGAGACCACGGAGCATTATGTTGCGATGCCGGACGGACGGTTGAGAGAAGCCACGGCGGCCGTCCGGCTCGTGGGCTAATCCTCGGCTTTGATGGTGATGTGCAAGCTGTCAAGTTTGTCGGCCACGGCTTTCTTGACAGCTTCCGCGATCTGGTCCGGGTCAGCGCCGAGACTCTTGGCCATTGCGTCAACGGCTGCCGAGAGTGCTGTGATCTGCGCGGTGAGCTGCGGAATCAGCGTGTCGTGCATACGGATCACGTCGCTGGTGGCGTCGCTGATGATGTCCCTTGCCGGTCGTCCGTTCGGCAGCTTGTGCAGCCACCCGCCATTGGTCAGTCCCGTGTCGTGCATGGCGAAGATGTCCTGGATCGCCGGTGACAGGCAGTCGCGCACGCATGAGCCGTTCGGCAGCTTGTGAATCCAGATCTTCATGATGTCTTCATCTGTCAGTGCCATTTCTTTTCCTTCCAGTAGGTTGTTTGCCTTGTCGATGACCTGCTGATACGGCAGGCCGTTTGGCGCGAGGTCCGGACAGGCCGCGTGATCGGTGCCGGGAATCTCCCTGTGCAACCAAACATTGCCTTTCAGCCCGTCGTGCCACAGTTTCTTCCACCCGTAGCGCCGCGCGATGTCAGCGCATAGTCTGGCGCTTGCGTCGATGCACGCCTGGGTGCAGACCGCGCCGTCGGACATGCCGCCCTCGTGCTCGATGCTGATGGTCGAACAATTCGACATGTAGTTAGCATCGGAGTAGCTGCCGTCTCGTTCCGAAACGTATTGGTGGATTTCGCCTGTGCTCCCGATGCCGTAGTGAGCCGAGGATTGGCTGTCGCTGTTGGCGAACGTGGAATCGGTGCCGGCCAGGTATCCGACCATGATGTGCAGCGTGATGTGCGTGACGCCGTAGCCTTGTCGTCCCGTGTAATGGTTCGGGCTTCCCTTCCAGATGATCCCGTCCATCAGTCACCTTCCTTCCTTGCTGCTGCGGAAGAGAGCGAGGATTGGGCTGTCATGCAGTTCCGGATTGATTTCTCCGAGATTTTCCAAAATGCTGGCCAGTTCGGTGATGATGATGTATACGCATGTGGGGATGATGATCGGCACGGAGAATCCCATGTCGACCATGTGCTGGCCATGCTCGATGATTTCCGCGAGGATCATGACCACGAGGTAGCTGGCCTTGTGCCATAAGCCTTCGCGCATCTTCTCGCTGCTCACGTCCTTGTTCTTGATGGCTTTCGCGATGCCGGTCAGGTAGTCGATGACGATCATGGCGAACGTGATGGCCAACGCGGTGATTTCGCTTGTCATATGCTTCTTCTTTCACATGGTTTCCGGTTATTTGTTTTTGGTGACGGGGATGATGATGCCGCCCTGATGCCAGCAGTTAGCGCTCACCGCGTAGTTTCCTCTGGCGACCCAGCTGACGGTCTTGCCCACGCATTTGAATGTGGAATTGTAGGTGGTGGTTCCGTCCGAGTTGTTGTCGAAGCACCATCCGAAGGTTTCACGTGTCGCCTTGTATCCGGTGAATTTGAAGAGGTCCACCGGTGTCCATGCCGCTGACGTGAATTGTCCGTTGTTTATCCATTCGATCTGCGCGACGATCAGCGCGGTGTTGTCGAATCCGATGCAGTGGATGCCTTGGTCGAGGATTTTGGCCGTCACGTATAGGCTGTCCGTGGTGATTTTGGTGAGGGTGGTGGATGCTTTGATCATTGGAGAGTCGACGATTCTCAACCATGACGTACCGGTCCATACGTACATGCCGGTCTTGCCGCCGTCGTCGGTCACGTATCCGGTCTGACCGGTGACGCCGTGGATCTTGGCGAGCGTGTTGAGTGTGGTGGCGATGACGGGTTTGACGCCTGTGGGAGTGCTGCGTCTGTCCACTTGGTCGAGCGCCTGCTCGAACGTGTCGGCCATGGCCTTGAACGAGTCCGGCGCGGATGACACGAGGTCCGAGCCTTCCGGATATGAGAGCCCGTAGATGGGTGTCGTCGCTGTCATTGTGTTCCTTCCTTTCCATCGATGGTTGAAGCGTCTATGATCTGGATCATCGAGAGGTCGCAGATGTGCAGGTCGAGCTGCTGCCAGCTGAGGCCGGATGGCAGGTCAGCCCATGTGATGCGGTTCGTCGCGAGTGGTCGAAGCGCGGTGAGCGTCGCGGCCTGGGTGAGTGTGGGCTTGCCGTTGCGCCATCGGTATGAGAGCGTCCCGCCGATGGTCGTGATGGGGCCGGTGAATGCCGGGCGTCCGTCGGAGCCGGTCAGGGCCGATGCCTTGGCCTTGACGATGATGAACGGGCCGGATGGGCTTGCCTTGTACAGCCATGGAAATCGTGCCGGGTCGATTCGCGTGCTGTTGAACGTCGCTGTCTCCGGGACCATGCGCAGGTCGTGCGATTCGAGCCATTGCGCGATGTTGGCGCGGTCCGTGTCACTGACGTTCGAGGTGCCGCCGCTGTTCCATACGCCGCCCGAGTCGTCCACGGCGAGCATGTCGGAATCGATGGTGAGGCTCTTCTGCATGGCGGTCAATTGTGGTGGCAGACGGTTCTGGTCTCCCATCGTGATCTCCACGTCGTCGAAAGAGAGCTTGCCGTTGTCCGATTTGACGCGTTTCGCGTTGATGACGACCTGTGTCAAAGGTTCGGTGATGCTCAGATCCGTCGATGCCTCGATATCGGCCGCCGAGAGCGCGTGTCGTGTCGCGCCGGCCGCAAGGACGTTGAGCCGGCCATCAGTTGACAGATGCACGGAGACCGGGTCGGCGAGGAACAGCGGCCTGACGGGTGGATGCCGCGCCGTCGTAGACCTCATGCCATTGCGGGAGTCGTGGCCCGGCGGTGAGCCGGTGCAGCAGGTCGAGCTGCGATGGGTGGTCGGATGGTCGTGTATGGCGCGACGCTTGACGGCAGGGCGAGCCCGTCCAGTTGGGCTTCCGGCGCTCCCTGCTCCGAGGCCCTGCGGTTCATCTCCTTGAGGCGTGCTGATGGCGTGCCTATCCAGTGCGCGCCGTCCCATTTCGCGGCCGTGTCTGTCGGTCCTTGGGATTGCAGGCGCTTCCACACGGCCATCCTCGATGTGGCGGAGAGTTTGAGCAGCCACCCGCCGTCGCTGGCCGGTTCGATGCTGCCGCCGGTGGAGACGGTGCCGGCGAACATCGTAGAGGCGGGACGAGTCGGTGGATTCCGGCGAGTCGGGGGTAGTAGGCGCGGTGCAGCGAGTCGATCGGGATGCGCAGATCTTCCCAGCCGCCCATCGACGGCTGAAGATCTTGCCATCTCGGGTTGATCGGAGAACTGCACGATCACGTTTCATGCCGGCCAATGTCAATGCCTGGCCGGCGAGCCGTCCGGTCTTGTCGCGCAGGGTGAAGGTCATCACGGCCGGTTCGGGCTGTTCGTCGATGCTGTCGCTTCCCCAGTCGATGGTGAACGAGTCCAGGGCCGCGACGTCCTTGGCTGAGTCGTTCACCGGTGTCCAGCCGTTGCCGGTGTCGATGAACATGAAGCACTGCTGCATCATGACCTCCTTGCGTCGTAGTCGGCCAGGAGCCGTTTGATGGCCTTGGCGGTGCCGTCCTTGTCGATGACCTCGCCGTTGATCTCCACGTTCCAGGTGTTGACCACGGCTGGCGTGGCCGTGTTGCCTTGGGTGGAGAGGTTGAGGGGCATGGCCGCTAGTCTGCGGTTGGCGCGGCTGATAGCGGTTTCAACACTGTTGTCGAAACCGGTGTTGAGGCCTTGGGCGAAACCGGTCATGATGGCCTGGCCGGCGGGGATGAGCAGGCGACGGTCGTAGCTGATCGGGCCCTTGTGGGCCTTGATCCAGTCGCCGATGCCGCTGATCCAGCCGGTCACGTTGCTCCACATCGATTTGAGGCCGTTGAGGAAACCGCTGATGATGCTCGCTCCGGCGTTGTACAGGATGCTGCCGGCGTTGCCGAAGAACCCGGCTATGGAGCCTGGCAGTCCGCGGAACCAGCCGACTACGCCGTTCCACGCGTTCCTTGCCCCGTTCGCTGCCGAGTTGAAGATGTTGACGATGGTGGAGCCGAGACCGGAGAAGAAGCCGATGATGCCCTGCACGCAGCTGGAAAGGTAACTCGTGAAGCTCGCCCAGACGGCCTTGCCGGTGTTGGTGCAGGTGAAGAAGTAGGTGAGTCCGGCCACGAGTGCGGCGATGAGCGTGATGACCAGCATGATCGGGTTCGCGGCCATGACCGCGTTGAGCAGTGCCTGAGCGACGGCGGCAATCCGCATGGCGGTGGTGACGGCGGTGACGGCCGCCACGGCGCCGCCGACGGCGGCCACGAGTGGCGTCACTAATTCCGTGTTTCGACTGATCCAGTCGCCTGCGGTCTTCAGCCAGCCGCCGACCGTCTGCGCGGTCGTGGCGACGGTGTTGAGCACGTTGCCGAACGAGGTTCCGGCCGGCTGTCCTCCGGTCATCGCGTTCACGACGGCCATGATGCCGGTCCACAATGATTGCAGGCCGCCGCCGACCGACTGCGCGGCCGTCTGCAAGGCGGTGAACGCTCCGGTGTCCTTGACCTGTGTGAAGAACGTCTGCAATCCCTGCGTGCCGTTCTGCGCGAGGTTTGTGACTGCCGTCGCGGCCGCGTTGATGCCGCCTGTGACGGCCGGTTTGAAGAGGTTGAATGCGTCGGTCAGGCCGCCGGTGACGGCTGCTTCGAGGTTTCCCATGGCTCCCTCGATGGTGCTGGTCGATGTCGCGGCCTGTTTCGCCACGTCGGTCATGCCGAGGTCCATGAGCGCCTTGTTGAACTCGTCGGCCGTGATCTCGCCCTTGGCCATGGCGTCGCGGAAGTTGCCCGCGTACGCGCCGTTCTTCAGCAGCGCCTCCTGGAGTTTGCCGGACGCGCCCGGGATGGCGTCGGCAAGCTGGTTCCAGTTCTCCGTGGTCAATTTTCCCGCGCCGGCGGTCTGGGTGAGGACCATGGCCACGCTTTTGAAACTGTCGGCGTTGCCTCCGGCCACCGCGTTGAGGTTGCCGGCCGCCTCGGTCAGTTCCATGTAGTTGCCGATGCCGTTTGCCGCCAGCTGCGCGGTGGTGTTCTGGATGTCATCGAGGCCGTACACGGTGGCGTCGGCGTATTTGCGGGTTTCCTTCGTGGCTGCCTGCACGGCTTTGGTGTCGATGCCGGCGAAGCTCATGGTGTTCATGAACTTGTCGGTGCTGTCCGACATGTTCACCACGTCGCCGGCGAAGCCCTTCACCGTGTCCCACAGCGCGGTCACGCCCTTGACGGCCAATCCGCCGATGGCGCTGCCGAAAGCGGCCGCCTTCGTGGTGGTCTTCTCGAACGCCTTGACGGCATCATCGGCGTTGCCGGTGATGCGCACGCTCATGATCGCGCTGTGTGCCATTGTCAGTCCTTTTGTGTGTCTTCGGTTTCCTTGAGAAGCGCGGCGATGCCGGTGCCCCAATCGGCTTCATCGGCCTCGTTGCGCCATTGCCATGGCGTGCCGCCGAAGCGGCTGGCCAGAAGGAAAGAGAGCCATCCGAGCGAGCCTTGCGGCCACTCGGCTAATCTGTAGGGTTTTCAGTCGCGGCATCCTTGTTTTCGGTGGACTTGGCGATGTCGAAGGACGCCACGGTGTCGAGCCAATGGTCGAAGTCCGGGAGGTTGCGGCCGGCCATGCGGAGAGCGGCGTAAGTGGCGTATGCGCCGGTCCTAACCGGCGATTCGGTGATGGTGCCCCATCCGGCCTCGATGGCGTGCGCTTCGGCCTTGCAGGTCGCGCGCATCGTGATTGGGACGATTTCATGCTTGCCGTCGGTGTAGGTGATTCGTGTGGTTGCCATTATTTTCCTTTCACTTGCTTCAGTGTCTTGTCGATGAAGTCCTTGTAGACCTTTTGCCATTGGCTCTCGGTGGAGGCGACACCGTTGTTGACGAAGAGCCGTGGCCGGATGTGCCGTTTCGGCCAGCCGTAATTGATTGGGCCCGCGTATGGCACGGCCTTGCGGCCGGCGCGGATGACGCCGGCGCGTTTCGTCGCTCCGACACGCAGGCTGCCGGCCAGCCGGCCGGTCTTGCCTCGCGGGGCGAGGTTGCGGACGGCGGGCAGTGCGATCTGCGCGGCCTCGCGGTTCACTTCCTTCAGGTCGTCCATGTCCGCGCCGGCCTTGCGCATCGTCTGCACGAAGCGTTTCTGGCCGACGACCATCAATGCCTTGTCAGCCATCACTTACCCGAGTAGGCCGTGTGGGCGACGTTCGTGACGGCGAAGCTCAGATCGTTCGTGTTCTTCGACTTGACGTCGCCGCCGATGGCGATTGGCGCGATGGTGACGTTGAAGGTCCACTGGATCTTGCCGTTCGTGTTCGGGACGAACTGGGCCGGCAGCGTCTCGCCCTTGTGGTCGAAGAGCCAGACGGACAGACCGTCCTCGCTGAAGTCGTCGCCGACGGTGCCCTCGAACGTCCACGTGGTCGTGGTGTTCGTTTCCTCGGAACCGTCCAGGAACGTCGTCGGGTCGTCGCTGCTGTTCGACGGGTTCAATTGCGCCTTGGTCAGGTCGGCGCTGAAGTCCCTGCCGTTTTCGGTGTCGGTGATTTTGAAGATGCCTGGTCCGAGCGTGCGGATCTTTCCAGCCATGATTGTTTTCCTTTCCTTGTCTTATTCGGTTTCCAGAGCGTTCAACGTGACCTGGTAGGCGGCGAGCGTGCCGGCCCTGCGAGGTTCCATGTCGCAGGCGTGGCCTTATGGAGGTTCAGGCCACGTTCGGCGAGCCGGTCGAGCGCTGTGAGGATGTCATCGACTGCGGATGGCTGCGTGGCCGGCGTGCCGGCGATGACGTCCAACGTCCAGACCGGTTCCGGCGGGCCCCATGACGGCCATTCCACGGCCGGCGGTTCGATGAACACGGCCACCTTGCCGGCGGCCGGGCGCACCAGCTGGGCGTCGATGCTGATACTGCTCACGAGCCCGTCGAGCATGTCGACGAGCGTGTCCATGAGGGCGGCGCGTTGTTCCTGGATGTTCATGCGATCACCAGCCCGCCGGTGTTCACGCCCGCCGCCTTGAGTTTCGGCCAGACCGAGCGGAGCGGGTCGGTGGAGATCCTGAACGGTTCCACAGTCGAATCGCCCACGTCCATGACGCCCAGCCGGGCGTCGCGGCTGTTGTACAGATCCGCCGCGCACGACACAATGCAATCGGCCAGCACTTCGTCCTTGATGGATGCCGCGCCCACGGCGCTTGCCACATACGCCTTGGCGGCGGCCAGCTTCGCGGTTAGTCGTTCATCGTCACCGCTTGGCACGCCCACTTCGTCGCGAAGCTGGGCCAACAACTGTTCGTCGTTCATGCGGCACATCATGCGGCAGCGAACTTGACAGGCAACAAGCCGTCGGTGAAGGTCGCGGCCACGGCCATGTACCCGTACACCGAATAGTTGTCCACGATGTTCACTGGGTCGGTGTTGGAAAGCTGGGTGGGGCCGCCGCTCTCCCACACGGTGACGGCGGTCGGGTCGATGAACGCGGCGGTGCCGGTCGGGGCCTTCGGCAGCAAGTACACCGGCACGCGCATGAGGTCGCCCACCACGCCGGTGACGTCGAAAGCGCCGATGGTATCCGACCCCTTGCCGGAAATGTCCATGAACCGGTTGCCCGAGTCCTTGAGCTTGATAAGGGCCAGCGCCACGTCCTTGGAAACGCCCAGACGGGTCATGGCCGCGTTCCTATCGTCCATCACCTCGGCGGCGTCAAGGATAAGGCCGGCCCACTGGTCTGTCGTCATGTCGTTCAAAGCGGCCGGAGCCGTGATGTTGTTCGGGTTGTCGGTCGCGTCGCGCTGGGACTTGATGAGGTCGTACAGGTAGGTGCGCACGGCGTTTTCGGTGGACTTCGCGTAGGCGTTGTTCAGGGCCTTCAGCGCCGTGTTGAGCATGGGGGTGGTGCTGCGCTCGATGGTCTGGCGCGAAAGCGTGGTGTAGCCGCCATAAGTGTTGATGTCGGCGGTCTTGGTGCCGAACTTCACCTTGCCGAAGGTCAGGGCCGCGCCCTCGGCGGTCTGCTTGTCCACGGCCGTGGTGTCCTCGGAGACCACGTTGTATTCCATGCTCATACCGGTGGCCGGCAGCGTGTCGCGGGTGAGGATGTTCGTCACCTTGCGGCGCTGTTCGATCAGGCGCAAGTCATCGGCAATCCATGCCACGGTGTTGCCGGTGTCGCCGGTAACGATGGCGTCGCGGGTCTGGCGCATAAGGTCGATGGCGGCCGCGTGGTTGGCGTCGCGTTCGTCGCTCAGCGCCTTGAGATAGTCGCCGGCGGTGCGGAACTCGCCGCCCAGCTCGGCCGGCGGGGTGGTCTGGATGCCGGCGGCCACGGTGGCCTTGATGCCGCGCAGTTCCTCACTGAACGCCTCCAAGCGTTCGTTCATGGCGTTATCGCGCTGTTCGTTGTTGGTGTTGTCGCCCATAACGGGTGCCTCCATTCCTTCGTCGTTGTTGTTGGTTGTGATGGTCTGGGAACGCTGGCCGGTGATTTCGGCGGCCGGATACGCGGGGATGCCGGTAACGGCCACCTCGAACAGGTCGATTGCCCTACGGTGGACTTCGGTAACGCCGTCGTCCGAGTCGATAACCCTGTTTTCCACCGGCCTGAAGCCGATGCTGAAGCCGTCGTAGACGCCTTCACGCACCAGTTCGGCGGCCTCGCGCCCGCTTTCGGTGTCGGCCAGCTTCGCCACGACGTGCAAGCCGTCCGCTTCGCGGCGCATGTCGGTCAGCTTGCCGATAAGGTCGCCATGCTCGCGGCTCACTTTCACGGTCTTGCGGGTGCCGAAGTCGCAATCGGGGTCTATCACCTCGGCGTAATCACTGAACAGCGCATATCGCTGATTGAAGGGCACGGCCACGCCCTCCAAGGTCATGCCGTCGCCGGTGTCGCCGGTGTCACGCAAGCGTAGGCCGGTGACGTTGAGCGTGCGCGCCTCCATAAGCCTTTCGTCGTGCTCATTGCTCATTGGTGGTTCCTCCGATCTGTTGAATCTGGGCCGCCTGTTCGGGCGTCAACGGCGGCAAGCCCTCGCGGTCGCGCACGTCGTCCACGGTGAGCCACCCGGAGCCGATGGCGGTCTTGTAGGCGTTGTAACGGTCGGCCATATCGGCGCGGCGCGAACTATCCCAGTCGAAGCGCACAACGCGGCCACGCGGTAGCAAAGAACTTAGAAGTTCCTCGATCTCGCCCGTGTAGGCGGCCAGCGTGTAGTCCGCAAACTCAATCCACGATTGCTCGATGTTGGAATAGGTGAGGTTGCTGCCGTCCACGGCGGCAAGCATGATGCTGGCCGGGATGCCCAACAGGCGGGCGATCTGGGTGGTGTCGAACTTCTGTGTTTCCAAAAACTGAAGGTCGGCCGGCTTCATGTCCAAGGGCACATAGGTTAGGTTGCTGCCAACCACCTTGATGTCTCCGGCCTTGCCGGCCTTGCCCCAATCGTCCTTCGCCTGTTTCGCGCTGTCGGGCGTGATCTTCTGGTCGCTCTTCAGATAGCCCTTAACGTTGCTGCTATCGGTGTAGAACCGGGCCTTGTAGTCGCGGGCCATCTTCGCGCCCTCCACCTCTTCGCGCGCCGCCGAAATGGGGCCAAGGCCACGCAACCGGCCGGGAACGTTCAGGAACTTCAGGTGTGTGATTTCATCCGGCGTGTACTCGCGGCCAAGATACGAATAGCGAAGCACCGGCGCGGCGGGGTCGCGGCCATCGTCGCGCACGGTCACCAGAGACGGCGGCAAGACTTGGCACGACACCACTTCGCCGTCATAGCGCAGTTTGCGAACGAACGCGTTGCCGTCCAAGCACAGCGACGCCACGATGTCGCTTATGAAGTCGCGGCGGCTTCGGTTGGCGTCCGGGCGGTCGATGATGGACGTAAGCGTGTTGAGTTTCACGCCGCCGCGCATTTCGTGCAACGGCAAGCCGGCGATTGCGGTCTGGAGCACCTGGACGCCACGGAACACGGTGGACAGTTGCAGCGGGTCATACGCGGCCGTGCGGCTTGGCGGCATTATCTCGGCCGGCATGTCGTCCACGGCGGCCACGCCGCGCGTGATGATCTTGCCGGCGAAGCGTAGCCGCTGAAAAAAACCGAAGTCGTTCATGCGACACATCATGCGCGCTCACGCATGGCCGTGGCGAGTGGCGCGCGCCATTGCCTGCCACAGTCCGCCACAGCCGTACATGGTCAGAAGATTTGCAACGGCCCTTCGGGTTCGGGCCGGTGGGATACGCCCCACGCGGCAAGCATGGCGCTTTCGAGCGGTGATGTCTTGCCGGTGCTGCCGCGCCGTGATATGCGCCAAGCGTCGCCGCTCCGATGCGCGCGCGCTGTTCGCCGCGCTGGCGTCCAGCTCGGTGTCGGCCGCGTGCCGCACGGTGCCGTTCTCAAGGCCGCTCACGAACGCCTGGCCCACGCTGAGAAAATCGCCGGCTTGCATGTCCACGAAACGCACAACCGGGTCGCCGTTGATGTCGGCCAACGCCTTCAGCCGGTCGCACAAGTCGCCGTTCGGTCCGCGCGAGTCCATGCACAGGGGCGCGTCGTAGGTGGCGCACAGCCTGGTTATCTCATTGGGTGCCGCGCCGGTGCCGTCCAGCACCTTGAGCAACTGCACGTTAACGGTGCCGTCGTGTTCCAATATTCCGGCGCTAATCGCCGTGTGGGTGGCGTCAACGTCCACGGCGGCACCGAACACCACGGGGCGGCCGGCCAAGTCGCCGGGCGCTATCGGCCAGCATGTGGTGGCGTTCCACAGGTCGGCCGATATGATGCGCTCGGCTATGCCCACGTCGCGCCGGTTGGCGAAGGCTCGCGCCCAACCGGCCTTGTTGTCCCCGAACTGCTGGCGGAAGTCGGCCAACTGGCGCAAGTCCCACAACAGGCCGGCGGCCGGGTGCCATCGTGCCACGGCCTTGAGGTCTTCGGGGTCTTCGTCGTCGGGCAAGCCGAAGTCGAACCACGCCGTGCGTTCGGGCACGTCGCCGGCGCGCAAGCCGTCCAACAGAGTGTTGAAGAACGTCGAAGCGGCCGTGCCTTCGGTCGAGGTAATCCACATTTGAGGTTGCACGCCGGTGAACCTTAAGCGGGTGTTCATGGTCGGCCCCAAGCCGTCCAAGATCATATAGCCGGCCTCTTCGGTCAGGCTAAAAGCCTCGTCCAGGGTGAATTTGTCCATCTGCACGCCGTGGCCGGCCACCTTCGTGACGGCCAAAGGGCGTATGAAGCTGCCGTTGGCGAACCGCTGTTCCATGCCGCCGTTGCTCAGTCGTGGCTTCAGGGCCAGCGGTGCCAGCCGGCTGTCCCTCAGTTGCTTCACGTATTCCTTGAAATGCTGTTCGGCGTCCTTGCCGGTCTGGGCAAGGTAATAGATCTTCCTATCGCGTCCAAGCTGGGCGTTGCGCGTGTCCTCGGTGTCTATCAACGTGCTTTTGCCGCACTGGCGGGGCTGGTAAGCACGATGGTGTCATACCGGTACGTGCCTGTGGCGTCGTCCAGTTCGCCGGCCACGTCCGCGACGTACCGTTGCCAAGGCAACAACGGTTTGCCCAACAGTTCGGCAGTGCGCGCCACCACGTTGCCGTCTGTGCGGCGCGAT